TATGAAGAACTTGATGAACTTCTTTCTATACCTTATGCAAAATTCCTTCTAAATAAATAAAAACTCCTTATAAATGTCTCATACTCTACAAAAAATTGAGATCATTAATCCTCTTGTAAACGGGGAGGGAGTTTGATGGCAACTTATGGTAGCAGGGACAGAAATCTATTTCGAGTTCCAGAAACTTATAAATTAAATGGAGTTGACACTCCAACCAATATTGATAGTACAAAAAAATACTATACTTTGGTAGATTCTCAATCGGGAGAAATTACAATTAAAGAATACAACGGTGTTTCTTCATCAGTGCTCGTATTGGGAACTGTCGGTCAAGATAGAACTGTTGGTACGATTCCAAAAGATGGTGTTTTTCAACCAAATCCTAATTCACAAAACAATGCAGCAGAAAACAAATATTTTTCAAGCGCAGTAGGACAAAAATCAGTAAAAAATTATGGAGTTATTACAGCACAAAATGGTGGAGAAAAAAATGCGCAACAACTAATATTTCCAAATAGTGCAGCAACAACAACACCAAAAGCAAAATCAGGAGCAGGAGACCAACAAGGTGCTCTAACAGAAAATGAAGCAAATTACATAAAAAGTGGTAAAGATAAAATTGCGTCTAGAGAAGACTATGGTAACACACCTATTGTTTATCCAGAAGGTTTAAAATTAAATTATCAAGATTGTATTAAATTTTCAATCGTAAAATATAAACAAACAGGTCTTAAAGGATTTGGAGAAGGAGATAGAAATTTAAGAAGAGTAGTTGTTGAAGGAGGAATACCAAAATCTGCAGATAAAAAAAGAACAATATTAGGTACAATAGTTCTTCCAATACCAGGTGGGATTCAAGATTCAAATAGAGTTGTATGGTCTGGGTCAGAACCTTTATATGATCCCCAAGGTGCAGCAGGAAAATTAGTTCAAACAGCTCTTCAAGGAGGAGATGTTACAAAAAAAGCAGAGGAGCAATTTAATAGGGCTAATATTTCCGATTTAAGAAAAGCAATAATCACCAAAACAATAGAAGGTGCTATTAATTCTGGTGGTCTTATGCAAAGAGAATTTGGTGCAATAATCAATCCAAACTTAGAATTGCTTTTTAATTCTCCAGATCTTCGTCAGTTTTCTTTTAGTTTTAAATTATCACCACGTTCAAAATCTGAAGCAGAAATAGTTAGAAAAATTATTAGAACATTTAAACAAGCAATGTCAGTAAAAAGATCTGCTTCTTCATTTTTATTACAAACACCACACACTTTTGCAATTTCTTATATTTTTAAGAACGAAAATCACCCATACTTAAATAAATTTAAAGAGTGTGCATTAACAAGTTGTAATGTAAATTACACTCCAGAAGCAACATATATGTCTTTTGAAGATGGAGCAATGGTTTCATATCAAGTTGATTTGACTTTCCAAGAACTTGAACCAATTTATGATGATGATTATACAGAAATTGATAGAGATAAAGACGATTACATAGGTTACTAAAATGCCAAGTTACTTCCGCCAAGTTCCAAACTTTGAATACGTTAGCAGACTTCCAGATGCTAAAATTGGAGATTATGCTCCTCTTAAAAATCTATTCAAGAAAGGAAAATTAAGAGAAGACATTTTTCAAAACTTAGCATTCTTCACTAAGTATCAAATAAAAGGCAATGATCGTCCAGATAATGTTGCTTATGAAGTTTATCAAGATTCCAGTTTAGACTGGGTGATTCTTTTATGCAACAATATTGTGAATATTCAAACAGAATGGCCATTACCCCAACAACAATTTGATGATTTGATGTTATCCAAATACGGAGATTATGAAACTTTATACGGAGGGATTCATCATTACGAAACAACAGAAATTAAAAATAGTCAGGATGTAATCGTTGTTCCTCGAGGACTTCAAGTTTCATCACCATACTCTGTAAGTTTTTATGATTACTTTATTGATCAACAAGTTGATAGTGGAAATATAGCAGTTCCAGTCACAAATTATGAATATGAAGAAAAACTAGAAAATGATAAAAGAAATATTTACACTTTAAAATCCCAATACTTAAATGTCGTTTTGAACGATATAGAAGAAATTATGTCGTATAAAAAAGGGTCCTCACAGTATGTTAGTGAGGACCTTAAGAGAGGAGATAATATTAAACTTTACTCTTAATCATTCGTCAGCAAGACGAGAGAAATATGCAAGAGCATCATCTTCATCGTCATCCACCTCTTTGGTGACAACGGGAAGTGAAGGGGACTTAGAACGAGCATAGGACTCTTCAAGTTCCTTTACAACAGCACTCTCAACATTGTTCTCCGAATAATCATCATACTCAGTTTCTTCTTCAACAGAAGAACGAGAAGAACCTTTCTGTCCAAGAACATAATTCAGACGTTTCTCAAGTTCTTCATAAGACTTGAATTGATCGGGAGCAGTCACAGCAGCAAGAGAATACTCTTTCTTCCAGATTGCTTCCAGAGCATCATCATCGTCCAGCAGAGGTTCCACAGAACCAAACTCAGACTTGTCGTAGTTCCAATAACCATCCTTCTTCACAATCTTCAGTTTGAAGTTTGCACCCTGCCAGAAATCAAAAGGATTAATAGGAGTTTCATCCTCAAACTCAGGTTGCATTGCTTCCATAATCTTATCAAAGATTTTCTTACCATACTTAAACAGGAAGACTTTACCTTCATTAGTAGGATTAGTGGGGTCCTTTACAACATAGATGTTGCTATAGTAAGACAGTTTACGCTTTTGCTTACGAACAGTTTCTTTGTTTGCTTCAGTTCCACTGTTCCAAAGTTCACGATTGTGTTCTCCAAGGGGATCTTTCTGACCGATTGTAGTCAGACTATTCTCAATGTACCAACCACCAGGACCTTGGAAGGCGTGAGAATACATTTTTGCCCAGGGAAGTTCTTCACCTTCGGGTGCAGGGAGAAAACGGATCACGGCAAAACCGTTACCAGTTTTATCCACTTCAGGTTTCCAGAGACGTTCATCAGTGCCTCCAGAAGTTGTACTCATCTTCTCTACTTCTTTTACTAGTTTCTGTGTAAGAGAACCCAGAGAAGATTGTTTCTTAAGATCTTTAAAAGACATTAGATTACCTCGTATTTGTACAGATTTGGCTTTTGTGTACTTCGTTATTCTACAGGTCGGAACCTGTTTTGTCAATTTGCTGTTTCATCACTTCAAGCATTTTGGACATATTATTCAAAATGATATTCATATCAACATTTTGGGGGAGTCCCATCATTGTTGCAGATTGCGTAATGCGTTCTTTCATTTCAACTGCTTCAGGATCATCAGATAAACTTAATCTAGTATAAAGAACTTTCTGTTTTTCAAGAAGTTTTTCAAGAACTTTGACGTGATTAAGTTTTTCTTCTTTTGACATTGTAGAGAACTTAAAGACATTACGATAAACGTCTTCCTGCAACTCACTAATTTCTGCCATCTCAGCACGGACGACTTCAGATTTAAAGAAACTCATTTATCCCCCAAAATAATTTCTTTTAAAATATGTTTATAACGTTGCACATCAATATGTAGGAAAGGAGAATACTTTTTCATCTTCATACTTACAGATTCCCACACAGGATCTTTAAGTTTCTTATCAAAGTTTTTCCCGAACAGGAATATTCTATCATAAATGACTAGTGTTTCAAGACTAATGTTCCCGTTCAGGAAATTTTTAAGAACTGGTGGATGACCTTTAGAACACTTAAAGACTTCATCTACTTTTTTATCTTCAAAGAAACTTTGCGTTTCTTGTTTAAAGACATAGGAAAGTGATTGATTTTTCTTTTTCCAGTCTTCATATCTTCTATCACCTTCTCGGATCATTTCACCAATCCAAAGTTTACTTGGATCAGTGCAGGTAATAAAGTTTGATACAAAGAACTCTACAACTTCTTGATCTGTTTTTTGACGTGCTACTTTTTCAAACCAAAAACGATCTTTGCGTTTGTAAAAAGATTGAACCGTTGCACGACTTTTACCACAATACTTAAAGTAGTCATAACTATCTTTTGTAAAGTGATTTTTTAACGCAAGATATTCACGATATACATCAAAAGGCATCATTCAAAAAACTAATCTAGCACGGGAAGTTTTTTTAAGAAAGTTAAGTTCCATTGCTTCATACTTGATTTTCTCTTTCAATGGCTTAGAGATCAATTTAGGAACAGATTCTACATCAATGCTATTCTTTTCACAGAAGTGAATAATTGCATCAATATAATTCATATCCTCATTGGTATGAACCAGAGATTCAATTTCTTGAGCAAATTTTGATGGACAAAAGAACTTACTTTCTAATGCTTTTTCTAATTCATTCTCCATCTGATCCAGTATTGTGATGTACAAATTCTTTGATATATCGGACTAGTAACTTAATATAATCCCCTTTGTTTCTTTTGTCAAATACTTTAACTTCACCACCAGGAGTGACCATCAAAGTAATCAGTTTTTTAATTGGTTTTTCCGTCAGTTCATAATAAGCTGCTGCATAAAACATTTCTTGAACGAAATAGTTTTCAATCCACTCTTCTGGTTTAATTTTGTCTGAAGTTTTAAAGTCAATGACCGCAAGTTCTCCTTCATATTCAGCAATACAATCAACTCGTCCTGCAAGCCCGTAGTACTGTGAATATAAAGTTCTTTCAATTGCGTGTATATTATTTATCTTATCAAGTTCTGGTTTGAGGTGATAAAACATAAACTTTGTCAGGGGTTGATAATCATTCCAGTTCAGTTCTTTGTTTTCAAGATAGTCCTGACAAACTTGGTGAAAATCAGTCCCTCGTGCTGTTGCTCTTTTAGTAATACGATTTGCTTCTTCAAGACCAACACGTTCTCTCCACTTCACAAAAATCTGTCTATTGTAGAAAGACGTTACAGAAGTGATAGAAGGCACCCACTGACCATCAGGAAGATGATACAGACGGATGCCGTTTTGTTCTTTCTTTTCTAATTCAAGATCACCTAAAAAATTATGATGAATAAAACTCATACACCTACTTCCATTTTTGCAAGAATATATTCTTTGACTAATCCAGAACGAACAATATCTTCAACTCCAAATTCAATAATATCAATTGATGGCATTATACGAAGAACTTTCATAAAATCAACAATCCCATTCTTTTCATTCGTTCTGATTAAATCGGACTGAGTTGCATCACCACAGAACATAATTTTAGAATTTTCACCAACACGAGTGATAATAGAATCTAATTCGTGAAAATTAAGATTTTGGAATTCATCAACAATAATGATTGAATTATCCAAAGTAGTTCCACGAATAAACGATGTGCTCCAAAAACTAA